ATTGTTATCTGTAATACTACCTTGTAATTTTAAGCTGTCTAAAATGCCAGGGTAAGTTATCAAATCTACTGCAACCTTAGTGTCTTTCTTTTTAAACACAACACTAGGTTCAAGTTGATAATCGGTACGTATCTTATTAGGCTCTACTAGATATTTGTCATTAACTCCTATACCATAGCCAAATTTACTTCCAATATAACCTTGAATTCTTCTGAAATCAGGTTGTTGGGTTATTTGGTCTAATGTAGCTGCCAAAAACTGTTCATTAGTTTTTGTCTTAAAAATTTCTGGTAAGAAATCAATTGTTCTAACTTTTGTTACCATTATTATTACCTATGTTATGTAGTCGGGGTTAATTCACTTGGGGTTAGTGCTGAGATCACTGATATATCAGAAGATTGTGCGGCACTAGTAAAAATTTCATAAGGAGCACTGTGTATCTCATATAACTCTCCAAAACTTAATGTTGGGTCAGTTGGTACTAAAACAACAGAGTTAACTAAGTCTCCAATAGTAGAATGTAGATATGCACTTAATTCGCTAAAATAGAATGTATCCCCAAAGTCCCAATTGTCAATATTAAAATATGAATTGATTTCAGTTAACACTGCTGTTATGATTTCGCTATCACTTGCTGTAGTGGTAGTAGCCTTAATAACTTTGATAGTAGCACGTAATTGCGGTGCCGCCTTACTACCAAATAATGGTTTAAATCTAGCACTGTTGATAATGACACTATCAGTTAACATTTTATATTCATTGATATTACTATAAGTTTGCGTTAACTCATTGATAGTGGGTCTAGCTGGTTCTGCAATACTACCTGTTGTATCTTGAATCCAATTGGTATACTGAGTATAATAACTTTGTGTAAGTACATACAAATCAATGATATTTGATGTTGCTGGATCAATTCTAGTGGTCTCACCAGAAATATGTTTATATTGAAAGTATAAACCTTGTCGTCCAGTCTTAACTAGAAAATCAGTTTGCAATACTAAATTTACAATGTTTGCGCTAGTAGTATCATTTACTGATTTATAAAACTTACTTTCTAATACTGCATAGTATATTTGCCCAACAGGGTATTCATACTTAACTATAGCAATATCAGCCTGTGTACCATATGCGTACACTACGTCGGTACTTGGTATCATTTCATATCTTGATAACAAGTTAGCATCAATTAATCTTTGAAAGAAAACAAAGTTTTTTGTATTTCTAGTTCCGGGAATATAACCTGTAAAGTCAATAAAGAAATCTGGATTTTTAAAACTACCGGCTGTAGTCAAATCAGCAGTGCTAACTTCAATACTAAAGTCATCTACATAACCATCAGATTCAATAGTTTGACCTATAACATTTAATTTTGCATCCCTAGGGAAAGGGTAGTTAAAATTTGGTTGTGTGTTTACTTTTAATAAATTTACAAAATCTTGTAATAACTTACCGGTAGACGGATCATAAATTACTTTATCTCTATCAAAAGTAAATCTAACTTCACTAACACTACCAAAATAATACACTACATTACGCCACACTACTAAATATCTACCAAAACTTATACTTTGAAAACGTACAAAATAATTTGCATCTCCGTATGTACTAGTAGACCAGCGTTCTTGATTTGCTAATAGACTGTTATCATATACCAAGCTAAAATTTTGATTAAGTCTCATCTTAGTAGTACATTCAGCTAATAGTGTAGCACCAAATACATTTGTAAAGCTAGGAATTATTACGCTTAATATTGCTCCATCCGGTATACTATTTGTTAATGTTACTGGACCTACCCCGTTATTTAAATTTCCTTCTCCTGCATTATATCCGTCATTGACAACACCGGCGCAACTAGTCCAAATAGAAGTTTGATCGCTAGGTAAAGGTAAACCGGCAATCAATCTATTGTCTGGACCAAAATAGTAACCACTCGGAGCAACAAATCCTAATAATGCACCTTCTGTTATGTACTTTACATTGCCAGAAGAATAAATGCCAACTGAGATTGGTATAGAATTTTGATAGAAGTAACCAGTAGACTCACCTGAATCATTACTAGTTTGATTCCAAAATACATTACTACCCATAGTTTCTGAGTTTACTAGATATCTAGCATATGCTTGAGTATAATATTGATATGCACGTTCTCCACCTAATTCATTAGGCAAATATGATGTTAAGAAACTAGTGATATCATTAACTGTGCTTACTGCCAATATAGTAAAACCATCATTAAGGTCTTCGTATAAACCGCCGTCATCGGCAAAATCATTAGTGCTAGAATATTTGGCACTTGGATCTAGTAAATCAAAATTACGACTTACTCCAATGCTACTACGATTGATTGCTTTACTCTTAATAATTGAACTATATAATGTATAAGGAAAATTATTATAATCTTCACCATTAACCATACGATTTTGAGTATAGAAACGTTGCGGTGCTCTTAATTTAATATCGGCTAATGTTTCACGTGCTTGCGCTGTGCTTATTGGAAGTTGCAAGTCTAGTGTAACAGTTAAGGTTTCGTCTCGACCGTTGCGACTAATATAAGGAACATTTACAGTTATTGATTGAAATTCACTAGGATCAATTACGTAGGTTAAGCCGTTACCGGCACGTACATACGCTACAAAACTACCCACCGGTACTGCACTGAATACACCGTCACCAAATATATAAGTTACTTGGTCGTTGGTTCTACTATTAACTGAATATACTTTTTTAGTGCTTGATAATTTTTGTAGTGTGGCGTTTGCATATACGCTTTCAACTTGCTTCCATTCAACAAATTCATCAGTATTTGCATTTACTTCATATAACCAGGTATCTGAATTATTAATACCTAAAATATCAATATCTATTGCCTGATTACTAATTTGTTCTAATACTGTAAAAAGGTAAGTCTGTAACGTACCTTGTTTAAAGTACATAAAGAATCCTGTATTTGGGCTACCATATCCCAATTTGTCATTTCTATATACAATATTAAATGTTGTACTATTGCCTGGCGGTATTTCATATACATCATCACTATCTACGCTAGTAACACTTACGCCTTCAAAATTCATTGAAATGCCATCAACTGTTGAACTGAACGGAATAATAGGAGTAGTGCCACTAGTTAATACAATACTGTATTCATCTGTTTTAATGTCTAAAATAGTATTAGTATTACCTGGCTTGCCCACTCGTTGTGTATCAATGAGTGCCGCATTGACAATAGAATTAAATTGTTCTTGCCAATTTGGATTAGCAGGATCATTCCATAATATAGTTAAGTTACTTAAGTTTAAGTTATTGATATCACGTACTTGTTCACTAGTAGAAATTGAAGTTATCTTAGCAAATCCCTGGCCAGCGATATTTCTTTTTGGAGTGTAACTAACTAGGTTGGCTAGTTTGATAACAGAGTCTCTACGTTCTGCTGTATCAATGAAATTTTCGCGGGTGTTAAGATCGCTACGAAATGACAACGCCTGACCCATATAGGCCATAACGTCTAGCAATGCTACATATTCACTGCTTTCTACGTAATCATTAAAAGTTTCAGGGTAATAGGTTCGTAAATAATCTACAAAAGTTTTACGAATAGTTTCGTAATCATAGCTTTGGAAATCCGCTTGGCTATAATTTTTATAGATTGCTTTCCAATCATTTACACCAAAAATACTTGATTGTCTTGAACTTGTGGCCATACTGTAATCTCTTTTAAGTATTTATCATACATAAAAACAGTGGTTTTGTTAGACAGAGAATGCTTTACTAGCGTTTTGATCAAATAGAATAGCTAATTGTTGAACATTGTTGAATGGTGAAATTGCAAACTCAACCTCAATTAATATACCATTTTCTTGTGGATAAGATACAACACTGTTTAGATTAAGTCTAGGATCCAATGCCGCTATTCGTTTTATTTCTGATTCTAATTGAATTTGTACATCAAAAGTGTTTGGTTCAAATATAAAACTCCAAAGTGATGTTCCATAATCAGGTCTGCCCGGCTTTTGACCCTGTGGTATATTCAATGCATTCAGTAAATCCTGTACTACTAATTGTTCATCAACCGTTCTAAATTTTTTATTATAGCGAATAGGATTGTTTATAGCTCCAGCGCCGCCGTCTACTCCAGAGTTCACTTGAGTTTTTCTTACCGCGTCTACTGCCTGAGTACTGAATCCTATAAACGTTGCCATATGTTATCCTAATATAATATTTATGCAGATGTTCCAATAGACAAACCTGCTATTTGTGTTCTAAGTTGTTCGATTTTTTGCAGACATTCTTTATATGGCGCTTCAGCAGATTGCGCTTCACTCGAATTAGAACCATATTTTTCTACAGCATCAGCATATTTCCTACGCAAATCCCATTGTAAATCTTCTTGTGTAGTCAAATCACCTTTTAACGTGTCATACTGTTTAATCGTTCCCGGATCAGTTGCATTTTTAGGAATGTTCAATGCTCCAAAGTTTAACGGAGGTATCTTTGGGTCACCTAACAATGCTTTACTTTGACCAAGAATTGATTGGAAACTAAAGCTATCAGTAATAACAGTAGGGGCTTTTACTGATACTGAACCACCGGAACCTAAACTTGCTAACGAACCTTGTAAATCTGCGGCTGCACTTGCAGGTAATCCACCGGTAGCCATTGAAGTAAGATTCAGTTTAGATGCAATGCTTAATGCATTTTTTGCTAATGATATTGTAGCTGGATTTATACCCACGCTTGCTAATGCGGCTGTAGTGCCGGCTTGTATTAATTGATTTTGTAAGTTAGGGCCTAAACTAGGTATGCCGTTTGGTATGCTACCAGTAACAGACTGTAATGCTTGATTTACTCCTGCTGTACCAATTGACCCGGTGTTGGCGCCAGGCAATCCGTTAACTACATTTGTAACTGCTCCGACTCCACCTGGAATATTTGGAATTCCCGGCACTCCCGGAATAGCTGAACCGGCTGCTTCAGTTAAGGCAGATGTTGCCGCATCCATTGGACTATCACTAGCAGGGGTTGCTAAGTTTTGTGGCTTATTAGCAGTTAATGCTTTAAATCCTCCTGTAATTTTAGCAAATGCCCCGGCTGCTATACCTTTAAGACTATCACCTATCTTTATCCCACCTAATGCTCCCAATGCTTTGTCTGCTAAGTTGGCAGCAAAATTTCCACTACCTATAGCATTTTTTACACTGCCTCC